TACAAAAAATATTACAATTCTGGTAAAACTTATAAACAATTCATAAATATAACTTATAAACTAAATAGTGCATTCAATTAGACCGGAAGATACAACACGTTCCGCGTGAGTTGGTAAAACACGAGAAGGGACACGGTCAAGAGTGTTTGAAAGTCTAGGTATTCCATGGACATGATGAGTAGAAACACGTTGAGAATCACGTGCATGGGTATTGGTTTCTCCGGTCCATACTTCGTGTAGAATCCGTACGTCGCCCCACCCGATAACAGAAGTGCGTTGATGGCCGTGGCGTACGATGGACGATACAAGAACCACGCGGTATACAGAAGTGAAACGTAAGATATGAATATAGATCGTCTACCGAGTTCTTTCATGCTGTCAACGATCAATAGAGGTTTTCTTTCCAACAGTTTGGATTCCCAATGTGGACCAAGGATTAAGTAGGAAACATACAGGATCACGAAAATATACCACATTTTTATTAGTATCTCAGAAAAAAATAAAATAAAAAAATATTTTTTTGAAAACTTTTTTTAGAAAAAAGAAATGTAAAAAATAATTTTTTTTTCTAAAAATTTCCGGAGACAAAAAAGTTTATAAATTTTTAGGTTTTTTATCCATAATTAATATAATAAAAACCCTATTTAATTTTACTAAATATTCAGTATTAGATTTTTCAATTTAGGTATGTTTTAGACATGCCTTCTACTTAAATCTCGTCTTTTGGTTTGATTTATATATACCTATACTATTTTCATAAGAAATTTCTCTCATAAAAAACAAAATAAAAAAAATATTTTTTTCAAAACTTTTTTTAGAAAAAAGAAATGTAAAAAATAATTTTTTTTCTAAAACTTTTCTGAGATCCCCAAAAAAATTCTATTAAAGAAAAAGCTCGAACCATGTCTAGAGATGAACCCATTAACACGAGCATACAATTACCACGTGATGCGAGCGGCGAGTAAGACTGCCGTGCCCGGTTACAAAGGTAAAGAACCCGTCGGGTGTGAAGCAGACATGCGTCGACGAACCGTCTCACAAAGTAAGGTACACTTGGTACACAAGACTGTTTGGGACCCTGAACGAATGACGTACATCACGAAACATTACCTACCCGACGGTACTCCGTATAACGCCATGACGTTAAAGAATAAAATATCTTCATAAAGTAAGGATGCGGACATGTGCATCAATAAAATTAATACCAACGCGCGTTAAACAGAAACGTAATACGTGGAAGTTTGCCGCGGAATTCTTGTGGCGTAAGAATTTTGTAAAAAATCAGTCCGAACTGGGTGCGTGGACTCGAGATCAGTTAATAGAGCTCGGTCCGACCTTTGTAAAATTAGGCCAGATTGTATCAACGCGCGCAGATCTTTACCCTGTAGAGTTTACGCGGGAGCTCGAATCTTTACAGGATAATGTCCCTCCGATAGAGATGGAACGTGTAAAAGATGTTGTAAACACTAACGATGTATTTTCGGAGTTCGACTACGAACCTTTTAAATCAGCGAGCATAGGACAAGTACACATGGCTAAACTGTTAGACGGTCGCGAAGTCGTGGTAAAGATAAAACGACCGGATATTTACGATATCATGAAGAGGGACACGGATAACATAGTGGACGTCGTAAACTTCTTAGAACGGGTGGGCATAGACACGGGTGCGACGTCTGGCAAGGTACTCGAGGAGTCCATAGAGTATCTATTGTCTGAATCGGATTATGGGAAGGAGATGGAAAACGCACACAAAATGCGTAAGGCATTCAAAGGTGTGAAATGGGTAAAGATCCCAAAAGTGTACGATGAGTTCTGTACGGAAGACATGATAGTCATGGAGTACGTGAAATCCGATAAGTTTACGGAGATTCGTGACGAAAAAGTGAACCCCAAAAAGATATGTGAAGCCCTGATAACATCTTACGTGATTCAAACGATGGAGAAAGGCTTGTTTCACGCAGACCCACACCCGGGAAATTTGGGTTTCTCGGAAAATGGGAAACTCGTGTTTTACGATTTCGGGCTCGTGATAGACATATCCGACGAACTTAAGCTAGGTTTCCAAGACCTGTTTAAGTGTATCATAAACAGGGATACTAAAGGTATGGTCGACACACTGATACGACTCAATGTGATCGTCCCTACGACATCCGATACGAGTGATATCGAAATATTTTTCAAAACGACTTTGAACTATTTAGAAACTTTGGACGTAAGTGCGTTTAAAAATGACGTATTGGACGACGAAATACTCCTATCTCTTGCCCAAAAGAAGCCATTCACAATTCCTACGTCATTCGTGTATCTCGCCAAGGCCTTTTCTACCGTGGAAGGTACGTGTATAAAACTAGACGAAAATTTCAATTACTACGAATATTTGGAACCCATGATACGCGAACAATTCATAGACAGTTTTGATGTGCAAGACATGTTTTCGACATCTTTGGAGATGCCTTCGAGGATACGAAACATAAGTACGGCTGTTCTGGGTTTGGAAGAATCCAGAGCATCCATGAAACGTTCGTTAGAGAGGACTAGGAAAGAGATGCGGTACGCGCAATACAGTGTTTTGTCTGCGGTGTTTGCTGGGAACATGGTGGATCACCTACCGGCGTTTATATTACTATCTACGTTGAGTGCGTGGTTCGCGTTTACTTCTCATAAAAGTCGATAGAAACTTCTTCCTTTGGTTTCTTTTCTTCGACGAAGAAAGCTTTGTGGCTTTCCAAAATCTCACGGGAACGAATCTTTTCACCCTCCGCGATTTCGGAAAGCTTTTCTCTGATGCTCGTGAAATCATCCACGCGTTGCTTCTTCATTTTCTTACCGTACTTCTTGAACTTCTTGCGAATGGAGGCTATGTTAGCTGGAGTGGAGGCCGCGATGACAAACATTTATTATCTCTTGACATTTTTTCTCGGTGTAAAAGCCGACTTTAAGAATTTACTAGACGCTATCATTTTTTGTGTCTTCATCGCCTTTTCAAACTTTTTTATATGATCCAAAGTCGCGTTTTCGTTTCTCACCTTGTCGCGCGCAAACTTCTTTTCTTCGCGTGTCATGTACGGAGACGCATTGATGTATTTGATTCTGTTTGTGATTCTTGCGCTGATGATCGAGTTGACGACTCGAGCTACTCTGGGGTCTTCGCGTTTTCGTTTACTTTTCAAAGATACGAGTGCATTTGCGACATTATTCATCTTACTATTATTTTACAAATTAATTTGAGCTATACGGTCTAACATATCACTTAAATAGAGACCTGAAAATGAAACGTTATTATTTCTGTATGAGAAATTACCACTATTACTCTTCTTTATGGTCTTCATGATTTTAACGCGCTTTTCGAGAGCTTTGAGTGCCTCGCCACTCTTTTGAATTTTTTCAAATTGTGAAGGTTTTATACCTATGACATCTAGAATCCTTTCTACAGATGGGGAGTCTCGTTTATAAAGTTTGAGAAACTGGTACAGCTGTGCCAAATAATTGATGAGTTCTGTCTTGTACACACTTAACACGCGGGTGTTGTTCATGTAATTCTCTATCATATCGTGTCCCTTGTACATACGACGCGCATCAGAAATTCGCACATTTTTGCGTAGATTATCATAGTTCAATAGGAGATCTACGACTTCTTTTCTCTTTGGTTTATTAAACACGATTCCTTGATTTATGTAATTGTCGTAAAGTTTCGCGCGCGTGGGCGCCTTTGATTTGTCACTCGGGAGCGTGGCACCTCTTTTGAGTCTGTTTACTATCTTGTTATATTCCCTCATACGCGAGAGTATTTCACTGTTTATCATGTTCTCGTTTTTGAGACCCATGTTTGAGAGTATATCTTTGATTGCTTTGTTACTCATCTTACTATTCCATTACAAATTAATATTAAGTCGCTTGAGTTTTTCCTCAAACTCTCTACGTTCACCCGGTGATTCAATCTTTTCACCCGTGGCGATGGCCCTGATTTCGGGACCTGTTAAGTGCATCGCATCCGTGCGGAAATCCTTGAACGCCTCCATCGTGACGGGGACGAGTGGTTGGACGAGTTCATAAATTGCGTTCGCGTATTCCCGAATCTCCATTTGTGCGTGTTCATCCATGCGTAGGTGAAGGTAGTGCATGAGATTATGGAGATTGATCTTCCAATAGAATTCCGTGTACGTCGATTGTGGGAGGTTGCCACGTGCCTGTTCCCGGCACGTACCCCTGTCGAGAAGGTCCTGGTACAACTCAAACGATTCGTTGAGCTTTTCAGAAACTTTAGAGGATAATTCGTCACCGACATCCACGACACCTTCCGAGCCCTGATTGTTTACTTTGGATTGCCCGCGTAGAATGTCGGGTTCGTAGTACTGTTTCGGTACGACGGAGTATCTGGCGGAGAGTTCGTTGATGCTGGCCATGCGGTGGCGCATATGCTGTCGAGCGATATAGATGGGCATTTTGATGTGAAACTTGAATTCCACCATTTCGAAGGGTGTGGTGTGCCAGTGTCTAAGGAGATATCGAATAAGTCCTCGATCTCCTCTTGAGGTTTTAGTCCCATCTCCATACGAGACTCGGGCAGATTGTACGATGGCCGCATCCAAATCTTGTTGAGGCATGTGGTCCACGAGGCGAACAAATCCGTGATCCAAGACATCTTTCTGCATGATTAATTATACAACGGGTTAAATCTTTAATTCCATGACATCCTTTCTCTCAGGCGCCTTAGCAAATAGGGGGTAAGTTCTACCATGTTTCCAAACGGAACGTATCTGTAATCGATGCCTATGTTTTTACCCATTCCTAAAAGTTGTGCGGTCACGTATTGATCCTTGTCAAACCTCGTCGCGTAACGAAGAGACCTTTCATTGTGTGTCGCGATGATGGTGTGTACGTGTGGACACACGAGTGAGTACGCCATCGCTTTCGCGTACTCGTTGTCTACGTCCGCCTTATTAGAAAACAGGTTTTCTTGTGTTCTCAAGTAAGCACCGCGTACGAGCTTTGCACCGAGCATGACCCCATCTTTTTGTGTGTCGTCCATGTCACACAGAAGTTCTTGCATCGCCCACGTTCTATACATTTGGTAGGTCTTGTATACATGAACAACATTTCGTGTGTTGTGTTCCGCCATCATATCGTAACATATGTCTGGGTACAACACGTCTTCGGCGTCTATGCAAATCTTTACACCGTGTTTCTTCGCTGTTTTTATGATGGAGTGCGCGCAGTCCTTTGCCGTGGATTTCGACTCCCTCGAACCAAAACTTGTGAGTTTTATGGCGCACATGGATTCGGGTGGGAGTGTTTTGATGACACTCTCTGTGGTACGCATGACTTCGAACGCGTCTCTTAATTTACAGTTTTCTCTCGCGTAATCGACGATGACCTTCTCACCTCTTTTGTGTAGGATTTCTAAAACACGCGGGAGTTCTCTGAATGTTGCCGCATATCTGAGCATTACTTTACTTTAGATATTTTTCGTCTAAATCATTTTTCAATCCGTCTATGTCCTTGTAGTACCTTCTCAAGTCTTTCATGAACCGTTTGTTTTTCTCGAGACATTCACACTCGGGTTTGTTAAGGTAAATCCATGCGAGATTAGACTTTGAGTACTTAGATTCCTTTTGATTTTGATTAGGTCTTCTCGGAATGACTTTCTTTTTCACAGTCTTCTTGAGTGGTTCCGTACGCTTCGTGAAACTGATGGCTTGCATCACCGTGTCTGCGAGATCATCTTTCTTCTTGGACTCCTTGAATACCGGGAGCCAATGGGCGTTGATGGGATTGGCATTCAAAAACGCTTCGCACCTTTCTATGGATACTTTCTTCCGTTTGAGATACTGAGCTTTACCCGGACCACACACGTCTGGAATCTTAAACTTGGCATCATAAATGATAGTTTCAGACTTAGGAGCTTTTATGACAAAGTACGCATGTAAAAAGTTCTCTACCATTTTCATTTTCTTGTTTCGA